GACTGGTATAGATTACGAAGATAATTACGAGGGTGATTTTACAACAAGACGAGCAATCATTTATACATTATCTTTTACTGCAAAATTTTATTTGTATGGGCCTGTTACTTCACAGTCTGTTATCAAATCAGTTCAAGTTGACCAGTTTACAGATTTACCAGACAAATCACCTAAGAGAGAACAAAGATATAGTGTCACACCAGAACCAGTATCTGCTGATTTTGATGATAACTTTGGATTCAACGAAACAACATCTTTCTTCCAAGATGCAAAAGAGTTTAATCCAAAAACTGGTAGTGATGAATAAATAAGAGTAGGAGAATAAAGTGGCAATAAGAACATTACCAAGTAGAGCTATTGCAGATGCATCAATACAGGCTGTTGATATTGCAAACTCTAGTATATCAAAAACAAAAATAGATGCAGATACACGATTAGGTCTGCAAAACGATTCAATTATATTAGATGGAACAGATGGCGCTGGTGCAAACAAGGGCGACTTTTTATCATTAAATGGTACAGATGGTTCTAGTACAAATGCAGATGATAGAATACTTTTTGACGAAACTTTTATTGATAAAGTAAACTTATTTAACATAAACACATTGGGTTCAAGTGGACAAGCTCTTAAAGTTAATGATGCTGGTAGTGCATTTGAATTTGGTTCTGCTGGTACTAATGTTAAAATTGCAGAAACAGATGTTACAGGCAGTGTTTCTGAAGTAATATTTAATAATACAGTAATGACTGGTTATACTAGATTTAAAATCGTAGTTCATAATCTTACACTTTCAGGCACAGTTGATTTAAGAATGTCTGATTCACCAGATAATGGTTCAACTGTATCATTTACTAGTTCTTATGGTTCTCACTATTCACAGTTAGGTTCTGCATCTCACTCTCTGGGTGCTGCTACTGATACAAACTATTATGAATTTGCTGGTTGGAATTTTAAAGCAAATATAGGAAATTATTTTGAGATTGATTGTGTGAATTTTGGTAGGTCAGATACTAATGATTACAAAAAATATATAGTTAATTGGATTCATTATAATAACAATAATAATCATTATGGTATTATAAATTACTTTACAAGTTCATTAGCATCTGCAATGAATTGGATAAGGTTTTATCCAGCAAGTGGTACAATAGATGAGGGAAAATTTATTGTTTATGGTGTAAATGAATAATGTCAAAAGTAAATAATATTCTAGATGAAACATTGATAGGTGAACAAATTATGAAGGTTGAAGATAAACCAAAAACTGTTGTCAAAACAAATAATGAAGGTAATGATTTTGAATATCAAAGACAAAATTTTTATTCATTAGTTGAAAAAGGACAAGATGCAATAGAGGGTATATTAGACCTTGCAAGAGAAAGTGAACATCCAAGAACATATGAAGTTGCTGGACAACTCATAAAAAATGTTGCAGAGGTCACAGAGAAACTTGGTGATTTACATTTGAAGATGCAAAAGTTGAAAGAATTACCAGACAAAGGGCCGAAGAATGTAACTAATGCATTGTTTGTTGGTTCTACAACAGAACTACAAAAAATGTTAAAAAATAACAAGTAGGTAAAATGTCTGATACTAAAGTAAACAGCAATATGATTGAAGAATCTGGTAAAGTTAGTTCTGGACAGATTCAACCTAATTCAATTTCAACTGCTGATATATCAAATGCAACAATCACCAATAGTGATATTTCTCCATCAGCTGCAATCGCATTAAATAAATTTAGTTTGCCTGGAAGTTCATCAGATTTTTTAAAAGGTGATGGAAGTTTTGGTACTGTTGATTTAAGTGCAGTAGGTACTAATGCATTTAATGTTGGTGTGTTAGGTTTTAAACTCGCAGTCAATGAAGGACTCACTATTTTTAATCTTGTTGATGGTATCGTAGACGAATTTAATAGTGAAGGTGGTATTGATACTGGCGAAAACTCAAACGCATCTTACGAATCAGCATCAGATTTTTATCAAAATTTATCACCAACGCCTGGTGTTGCAATGCATCTTGGTGTAGATGCAGTTACATTTGAAAACCCAGAACACGCACCATTAATTACATACACTTCTCAAGAAGCTACATTCGGTGCATTTGGAACTCAAGGTAGTATAACATTTCCCACATTAACAACTTCAATAGAAGCAACTATGGTTGGTGCTGGTGCTGGAAACAATGCCGCTGGTTCTGGAGGTTCTGGTGGTAGTGTACAAGGTACAATAGCAAGTCCATCAATCGCTGGTGCTACTTGGGATTATGTTGTAGGTGAAGGAGGAGCTGGCCCACAATACAGTACCCCCCAATATCCAAGTTCAGATATAGGTGCTACTGGTGGTTATGGTGGTGGTGCTTATGGTTCTACTGGTGGAAGTGGTGGTTTTACTGGTATATTTGATAGTGAAGTCACAATCATAGAGGGTGGTACATATAATGAAACTGGAAATTATCATACACCAGGCACACCTAATAATTATCCATTTGAAGGGCCAGGTTTTTCAGATACAGTTTCTCCAACTAATGCTAGTGAAGCAGTTTTAATTGTAGGTTCTGGTGGTGCTGGTGAAAATTCAAACGGTGCTCCAGCAGCACAAGGTGGTGGTGGTGGATTTACTGCTGGAACTAATGGTTCTGGTGGGTTTAGTGTACCTACTGCTAGTTCTGGTGGTAGTAATGCATCTGGTGGGGGTGCAGACCAAGAAGCAAACGGACATTTAGGGGCATATCCTTTTGGTGAGGGTTCTGGATTTGGGCCAGCAGAGTGGACACAAGAGTCTCCACACCCAGATGCAATACATTTTCAAGGTGGTGGTATGGGTTATCCACCTTATCACTATGGTGGTGGTGGTTCTGGATATCACGGAGGTGGTGGTACATCTGACCCAGGCGGTTATACTGGTGGTGCTGGTGGAGGTGCTGGATACTCTAATCCTACATATGTTGCAACTCCATCTTTAGAATATGAAGCAGCAGTTGGTAGTGCATCAAATCCTACTCCATTAAGTGTATTTGACGAAGCACCATATTATACTGGATTGCCTTCACCAAGACAAGCACTTTTTGCTGATGGAGCTAGAGGTGAAGGGTCAACTAGTGGTAGAACAAATGCTGGTGGTGATGGTGGTATTCTTTTAGTTTTTGATGCTGGTTCAAGTGCAACAAGTATGACTTTAGTATCAGATACATTTACTGCGAGTGCGACACCATCTACTTCAAGAGTTGTGTTGTTTGCAGAAATAGCAGATGATTTAAATACTGATGTTGCAATATCAGTAACAAGAGATAATACAACATACAATTCAGTATCATTAACTGATACTGGGTATGTAAGTGGTTCAAGTGGTATTAAAATATATACTGGTAGTACACCTTTAACTGGAAGTGCTAGTCCACAAGTTCAGATGAGGTGGAAAGTTGTTGGGTCATCACTTACTGGTACAAATAAAATTCACGGAGTTGCACTACAATGGGCATAACAAAGTTAGAGAATCAAAATTTAAGTAATGACGCTATTGGAAGTGGTGAAATAAATACTGGTTCAGTTGATAGCTCTAAGATAGGTGCAGAAGTAAAAAACGAAAACATCTCTCCTAGTGCAAATATTTCAGCAACTAAGTTAGCACTACCTGGCCCACCATCACAATTTGTTCGTGGTGATGGTTCATTTGGTGCTATTGATACAGCTGGTATTGATGAAAATGCATTTAATGTTGGTGTGTTAGGTTTCAAGATGGCAGTTAATGATGGACTCACAATATTTAATTTAGTAGATGGTGTAGTAGACGAATTTCACGATAACACTGGTGTAGATACTGCTGAAAGTTCAAATGCAACATATGATGCAAGTGCAGATACATTTAGTAATTCAACAACTTCTATGACATTAATATCAGATACATTTACTGCAAATACAACACCAAGTACAGCAAGAATAGTTTTATTCGCAGAATTACCAGATGGAACTTCAGACTTTACAATAAGTGCTACTAGAGACAACTCAACATTTAATAACATAACATTAACTGATGAAGGTTATCAAGCTGGTTCAAGTGGTATCAAAATATTTTCTGGTAGCACATCTTTAACTGGTTCTTCAAGTCCTCAAGTTCAAGTTCGTTGGAAAATAGTAGGTTCTTCTTTGACTGGTACAAATAAAATACACGGAGTGTCTTTACAATGGGAATAACAAAAGTAAATAAAAATCTTATTGGTGATAGTGCATTAGATAGTAATAAAATTGCAGATGGTAGTATTGGTGCAGATGAGATATTAGACAATACCATTATCAATGCAGATGTATCACCACAAGCAAGTATTGCATTTTCAAAATTAAGTTTGCCTGGCAGTTCGTCAGATTTATTAAATGGTGCTGGTGGATTTCAAGTTGCAAATGTAGCACAAACAGATACAAATACTTTTAATATTGGTTTATTAGGGTTTAAGATGGCAGTCGCAGAAGGACTCACAATATTTAATTTAAAAGATGGTGTAGTAGATGAGTTTAATGATGAAAGTGGAATAGACACAGCAGAAAATTCTAATGTGACATATGATAGTTCTTCAGATTTTTACTCTGGTGGTACTGGTTTCAGTAGCGAGACTCCACCAACTCAAAATATATTTTCATTTACAGCAAATGGCCCTCACACATATACTGTTGAGTCTGGAGTTACGAGTGTTAATGTTTTAGTTGTTGGTGGTGGTGGAGGTGGAGGCTCTGGTGGTTATAATGCTGTTAAAGGTGGTGGTGCTGGTGCTGGTGGTTTAATCTACTATCCAAATTATCCAGTAACGCCTGGTGGTTCAGTTGCAGTAGTGGTTGGTGCTGGTGGAGAAGGTGCTGCGTATAATCCTCCATCGTCTGATTCAACACCTTATACACCAACTGCAAGACCAGATGGTCGTGTAGGAACTGGTGAATTTGGTGGTTATGAACACCCACAATATTCATACCCAATGGCACATACATATTATTCACCTGGCCAAACTGGTACAGATTCATCTTTTGGGCCTCTTATAGGTGAAGGTGGAGGTGCTGGTGGTGGTTATCTAACTTCTGGTTCGCATCCATATATGGGTGGTGTATCTGGTGAAACTTATCACGAAGGTGGAAGTGGTGGCGGAGGTGGTGGTGGGCCTGGGCCATATATGGGGCCTGGTGGAGAAGGTAAACAAGATGAAAATCATCCAATTCCATTGACTCCATCAATTTTACCAGTTAACTCGCCTGGAAGTTTTGGAAATGATGGTGGTATAAATCAACCAGATGCTGGAAGTGAACAAGCAACTGCTGGTGGTGGTGGCGCTGGTAGTGTTGGTGGAGATGGAGAAGGGACTATCGGTGGAGAAGGTGGTAATGGTTTACTTTATAATATTGCAGATGGTACTACATCAGTAGGTTATGCTGGTGGTGGTGCTGGTGCTGGTGTAGGCGAATTTCCAGAAGGTACTTCAGTACCTTTCGGTGGTGGAGATACATACCAAACCCCAATAGTACAACCAAATTGGTTTCCTGGCTTGCCTGGTGCTGTAAATAGTGGTGGTGGAGGAGCTGGTGCAAGAAATATTAATCCTTCCACTCCTGCTGGTGGTGCTCATGGTGGAGATGGTGGCCCTGGTGTTGTTATTGTTAAAGAAATACAAGGTAGTATATCAGATACATCAACAACCTTAATATCTGATACATTTACTGCAAGTTCTACTCCGACTAAAGCAAGAATAGTTGTTTTTGCAGAAATTAATAGTACATTAAATTCAGAATTAAGTGCATCTGCAACTAGAGATAATACAACTTTTAATGCGATAACTTTGACTGATAATGGATATGTGACTGGTTCATCTGGTGCAAAAATATTCACTGGTAGTACACCTTTGACTGGAACTGCAAGTCCTCAAGTTCAAGTTCGTTGGAAAATAGTTGGTGCTGGGTTATCTCACATTAATACTATTCACGGTGTTTCACTTCAATGGGCATAGAAAATCAATATCTAGGAAATCCTAATTTAAAAAAAGCATTTGTAAGTCAAGAGTTTACAAAAGAAAATATTCTTGAGTTTCAAAAATGTATGAACGACCCACAGTATTTTATAGAAACATATATTAAAATTGTATCATTAGACAAAGGTCTGATACCATTTGATATGTATCCTTTTCAAAAAGAAATGGTTGGTACATTTCACAACAATCGTTTTACAATCTGTAAACTACCCAGACAATCTGGTAAAACAACCACAATGGTTTCGTATATATTACATTATGTTTTGTTCAATCAAAATATGAATGTGGCAATACTTGCAAACAAAGCTGCAACTGCAAGAGATATTTTATCCAGATTACAACTTGCATATGAACATTTACCTAAATGGTTGCAACAAGGAATACTATCGTGGAACAAAGGTAGTTTAGAATTAGAGAATGGTTCACGCATAGTTGCAGCCTCAACATCATCAAGTGCAGTTCGTGGTGGTTCATACAATATGATATTTTTAGATGAGTTTGCGTTTGTACCTACAAATATTGCAGAAGAGTTTTTTAGTTCAGTTTATCCTACCATTTCATCTGGTCAATCTACAAAAGTTATTATTGTATCAACACCAAACGGTATGAATATGTATTATAAATTATGGACAGATGCAGAAACAAAAAAGAATACTTATGTACCCATAGAAGTTCATTGGTCTGAAGTTCCAGGCAGAGATGAAAAGTGGAAGAAAGAAACGATTGCAAATACAAGTGAATCACAATTTCAAAAAGAATTTGAGTGTGAGTTTTTAGGTTCTACAAATACATTAATAAATGCATCTATAATAAAAAATATTCCTTTAAGAACGCCTTTAACATCTAATGCTGGTCTTGATGTATATGAAAAACCTAAAAAAGGACACACATATGTTATTGTTGCAGATGTAGCTAGGGGTATTCAAGGAGATGCATCTGCGTTTACTGTTATGGATGTATCTCAATTACCATATAGATTAGTAGGTAAATATAAAAATAATGAAATAAAGCCTATGTTATTTCCAAACATTATCAAAGATGTTGCACTTGCATACAATCAAGCATTTGTATTAATAGAAGTAAATGACATTGGTGACCAAGTTGCAAATTCTTTACAATTTGACTTAGAGTATGATAATCTTATAATGGCAAGTATGAGAGGTCGTGCTGGTCAGATAGTTGGTGGTGGTTTTAGTGGTGGTAAATCACAACTTGGTGTGAGAACAACTAAGGCAGTCAAAAAAATTGGTTGTTCTAATCTAAAAACAATGGTAGAGTCTAATAAGATTATATTAGAAGATTATGATATAGTTGCAGAGATGTCTTCATTTGTTCTTCACGGACAGTCATATCAGGCAGAAGAAGGACACCACGATGATTTAATGATGTGTTGTGTATTATTTGCGTGGTTATCTGGTCAAACTTATTTTAAAGAACTTACTGATAGTGATGTTAGAGCTAAATTGTTTGCAGAAAGTCAAAATCAGTTAGAACAAGACCTTGCACCATTTGGATTCTTAGATAATGGTATTGATGACCCTATACCACAAATAGATGAATATGGTGAAAGATGGACTCCAGTTGTTAGGAAGTATGATACAAATTGGTAAATGCATCTTCATCAATTAAATCATTATCTTTTTTTAAAAAACAATTATGACAAACTATTACATTGTTGTCTATATGTTCTAATAACAATTTTCTAGTATCTTTTTTTAAACTTTTCTTTTTAGAATCTGCACGAATCTTTCTATCATCTGGATAAAATTTTAATACCACTATTTCAGACTCACCACAATATTTACAAGACTTATCTCTTAATTGTTCATTAATCCACTTATCTTTTAGTCTACGGTGTCTTCTTGCAACTTTTCGTATGGTATTACGGTATTTTTGATAATGTTCACTCATATTTATATTTAGACTTGGTATAAAAACAAACATACAAAAAACGATTTTTTATAAATATAGTTGTAGTAGATTAACTAAACTAATATAAGGAGTAGAAATATGGGATTTCAAGTTTCTCCAGGCGTAGAAGTCAAAGAAGTTGACCTAACGAATATCGTTCCTGCTGTTTCTACAACTATTGGTGCTGTTTGTGGCCCCTTTGAAAAAGGGCCAGTAAGTGAAATAACAAGTATCAGTTCAGAAAAACAACTCGTTGAAGTATTTGGTAAACCAAATGCAAACAATTTTGAGTATTTTTTCACAGCTGCAAACTTTTTACAGTATTCAAATTCACTAAGAGTTGTAAGAACTGAAAGTACATTGAAAAATGCATCTTCTGGTGGTTCTGGTATTTTAATCAGAAACACTTTGCATTATCAAGAGGCTTTCGCAGACGGACAAGGTACTCACGGTACTTGGTCAGCAAGAACGGCTGGTATTCACGCAAACGGAATTAAAATAGACATTTGTGATAAAAACAATTTTTCAGAAATGTCAAACAAACAAACTAATGATGCCAGTGCAAGTGCTGGTGATACAACAATTACAATGGATGCTATTGATGCTACTGATTTTGCAGTAGGTGAAGTTATAGAATTTTATTCAAACGCTGGTGGTACAGTTTTCGCTGTAGGACACGAAGCACAAAAATACGAAATTACAGCAGTAGATACATCTGGTGAAACAATTACAATCAGACAGTTAGATGACCCTGCTGCAAGTGGATTAATTGCAGATTTAGCAGACGATTCTTATATAAAAAGATACTGGAGATTTGCAGATTTATTTGATACTGCTCCAGGCACATCTGAATTTGCAACTGCAAGAGGTGTTCTTGATGATGAAATACACATAGTTGTATATGATTCATCTGGAAGACAAACTGGTTTTGATAACGATGTTGCTGGTGAGAGATTAAACTCTATACTAGAAACATTTGCTTTTGTATCAAAACACCCAGAAGCAACTACACCTCAAGGTAATTCAAATTATTATCCAGATGTAGTTTATAGGGATTCTAAATTTGTTTATTGGGGAGACCACCCAACTGCAGCTATTGATGCATCTGGTGACTGGGGTCAACCTCTTTCATCTGATTTATCAGTACAAGGTTCAAGTGCTTTTAATAAATTTACAACTGGTGTAGAAAATGTAGATAGGTCTACACTTGCAAATGGAACAGACGATTATGCTGTTACAGATGGTGAACAACTTACTGCATACGGAAGATTTGATGACGGTGAAGCAGTTGATGTAAATCTAATTATGGCTGCAAAAGCAAGTTCAACTCTTGCAACAAACTTAATCACTATTGTTGAGAAAAGAAAAGATGCATTAGTCTTTATTTCTCCAGAAAGAGCTGATGTTGTAGGTGCTGCCGATTCTAATACACAAACTACAAATGTCAAGAACTTTTTTGATTTACTTCCAAGTACATCATTTGCAGTTTTTGATAGTGG